CGGGGGCTTCAAGCACCAGGAAGCGGGTTTCGGGGGCGTTCATCAGTGGGTTCTCCGGGCAGAGGATTCGGCGATGCGCAGCAGTTCGGCTTCGGCGCGGGTGATCGTCCAGCGGATTTCGCAGCCGAAACGGGTGGCGATGAAGGTGGTGTCGGCCGCCGTGGTCTTGTAGGTGGCGGCTTCGCGCCATAGCGGGCTGCGGGGGCCGGGCGGCAGGGCTTCGACCTGGGCGCGTTGCCCGGCGATGATGACGGCGAGCACGGTTTCGCCGTCCATCAGCAGCCGTTCGACGCATTGCGCCGCGCCATGCAGGCCGCGCAGGGCGAGGGCATTGAGCGCGGCGCGCTCGTCTCGGGTGAAGGTGGTCATGGGGTTTTCTCCTGGTGGGGTTTGATGGCGCAGGTCTGGCAGTCGCGCCAAAGACGCATGGCAAGCGGGTTATGGGTGGGCGCCGGGCCGCAGGCCTTGCGGCATTCGGCGCGGGCGATGCGGCTGCCTGTTGCCGGGCAGTCGACGTCGGATTCGATATCGAAGACACGGGCAATAAATTTGCGCGGCACGGCGACGTAAGCGCTGCTGCCCGTGCTCATGACGCGGCTGACGTAGCTGCGCGCGACGCCCAGGCGCTCGGCCACCCCGGCCTTGCCGCGCGGGTGCAGGGCGACCTCACGAACAAGGGTGGCGCGCCAGTCGGGCGCCTGCGTTACTGCGACTTCAGTTTCCATAAATTGCGTCCTCTTCTGTAACGGGCCTGATCCAGACGGTCTTGCCGAGGTTGGGGTCATAGACGGCATCGGCGCGGCAGACCATCGGCGGGCGGGGGCCGGTGTTGGTGACAAGCCGGTAGCGGGTGAGTCCCTTGCGGCCGAGCTGGCTTGGTTTGGTGACGCTCAGGTAGCTGGCGCGCTGCAGGTTTCCGAGGTAATCGGCAGCAGCGGTTTCACGCACGGGGATCTGCGGCGTGCTGGCGTGGGCGGCCAGTTCGCGCGCATTGGTGTCGCCGGTGAGCATGCGCAGCGTGCGCCACATTTGTTCCTGGGCGAGGCCCATCGTGACGGGCGTGCCATCCTTGCGCACGCGCGGGGCTTCGGCGCCGGCATCGCGCGCCAAGCTGTAGAGGGCCGTCAGCTTGCGCGGCACGGCGGCGCGCCGCAGGTCGAGGTAGCCCGCATGAAACAGACCGGTGATGTATTCACGGGCGGTGGATTCGTCTTCGCCGCCGTGCAGCAGGTCGGTCACGGCAAACGGCTCGCCGCTGGCGCGGATGCGATCCCACAGGCGCTGCCGCAGGCCCTTGCCGCCGGCGAGTTCGAGGTGGGCGGGCTTACGGGGCATTGTGCCCCCCTCTCATGGAGTGCGGAGGCGACCCCATTATGCGGCCCTCCCGCGAACAGTTAACACAGCACCCGCCGGCATCTTTTCGTCCCAACGATGCGGCACCAGCTGGTATTCGCCTTTTGACGAGTACGGCTGTTCGCAAACACCGTGCGACATCCATCCAAAGCGGCGAAATAGATCGCCGTCCTGAATCAGATAATCGTTCGTGGCGGTTGCCGTTACCTCGTAGCTGTTGCGAGGATCAATGACGCGCTCTCCAGGTTTTGCTATCACCCACGAATAGGGGATGGCGATATCCATCACACCCTCCGTTCCGGGCTGCGCCCGGTGTAGAAGGGCTGATCTCCCCAGGTGGCTAGATCGACACGGCGCAGTCCCATCGTCATGCAGTGGCCGTGCAGCAGCGTGAGGTTGACGCTGACGCGCCGCACCGAGCCACCGGCGATCTTGACCAGGTGCGCAATCACGTCTTCGGCGACATCGACTTCCGGGCAGTAGATCGGCGCAAGTTTGGCGGCATCGCCCAAGCTGATCGGCTGAGCCGGCACCCATGACAGCACGCGGCTGTGAAACCGCTCCCAGCGCTCCAGCGTGGCTGGCAAGCCTTCCTCGCCGATCAACAGGATCGCGGCACGGCTGCCTTCGTAGATGTCGCGCACCAGCTCGACCAGCGCGTCTGACTTGGCGCAATGGTCGAATTCGTCGATGATTAACGGTCGGCGCGATGCGCCAAGCTGCGCGCACACCTGGTCGAGCAGTTGCGCTACCGTTCCCTTGGCGCGCAGGCCCATTTCGAAGAGGATTTTTTCGAGCAGCGCCTTGCCGCGCCAGGCGCTCTTCATTTGCACAAAATAGCCGCGCTCCTGGTTGGCGATGGTGTTGGCGCAAAAGCTTTTGCCCCATCCCGCCGGGCCGTAAAGCACGCCCAGACCAGGCAAGTCACCATGCCGACTGGTAAGCCGCTCCAGGGCGGTGGCTACCAGGTCGAGCGTGGCGATGCCGGCCACGCCGTTGATAACGCTATTGCGGGTTGCTGCGTTTTGATTCATCATGTGCACTCCTGTAGTTGCTGCAAAAACCATCCGCCGCTAGCGGATGAACATGGCCAGACCGGTTGTCGCCGGTTTGGCCGTTTCTTTTTGTGGTGCATATTTCTTGAGCATGGCCTTGCCCTCGGGGCCACCCGCCCACGTCTCGTAGAAGCGCGCGACCTGGCCGATTTCGAATTCAGGGGTTGGCATGCCGGCCGTGACGCGCGCATGCAGATCGACCCATTTGTGATAACGGGCATCCGGCGTGGCCGGGATGGGGCTTGAGGCTGGCGCAATATCAATCGCCGCCGGAACGATCACGCCACCATCCGGGGTGATCTGGCTAATCACGCCATCGAGGCGATCAGCCGCGCGGGCGGCATCGCGCAGGGCATCGGTTTCGTAGGCTTCCGACCGCTTCGGCAGATGCGCCAGCTTGCCGGCGGCTACCGCCTTCTTCATCACCAGATCACGCACGATCTGGTCGGTGCTGGGCAGACCGCGACTCATCGCCTTGAGCGCCTTCTTCTGCTTGCTGATCTCGCTGGCCTGCATGGCGCGGCCGTGCGCAGCCACTTCTGCGCGCCGGATACCCATGCGCTGGGCGTTATCGGCGATGCAGACGAACTGGCCGTCAACGCGTACGATCAAGCGACCCAGATCGTTCGGGTCGAGGCGAATTTCGGCATCCTTGCCGATGTGGCGCAGCAGATCGGCGTGAATGAAGTCGGCCTTATCGTAGCGGATACCCTTGGCGGTGATGACCGGGCAACGCTTCACCGGCTTGGCGAGCAGGATGTCGAGGGCGCGTTCGTATTCGATACGGCGGATCGCACCGGGGTAGGCTGCCACGCGCTCGAAGGGCGTGGCGTCGATACCCGAATGCACGTTGTGCATGTAGGTGCCTTCGATCCAGGCGTCGGACAGACGCTGCATCTCGGCTGACGACAGCTCGACATGCACCACCGCGTTTTTCTTGAAAAGCTGATCGGAAAAGCTCGCGCGGGATTCGATCTCCGAGCGCTCGGCAACGCTATGGCCGATGAAGTTGTCCAGCAACTCAAGCAGGCCATGCAGATAGGTCTTGATGAAGCTCTCGACGTGCGGTTTTTGCCAGGGCGAAAACGGCGCGCAGCGGTGATGGTTGACGGCCAGCTCCGCGAAGCACATCAACATCTCGCGGCTGACGTAGTCACTGCCGTTGTCGGTGGCGATTTCTTCTGGCACACCCCAATCCAGTAACGCGCCGCGCAGCAGCAGCTTGTTGGTCTCGGTGCGCGGTGTCCTGCTGAACAGGATGCGCGGACGGCGGCTGTAAATATCGAGCACAACGCTGGCGGTATGCCGCCCGTCGGTCAGCGCCCAATCGGCCGGCGTTCCGTCCATTTCCCAGCGCTGGTTGAGGCGCACGATTCCCGCATCGGCGCGGCCCAGGCTGCCCATGTACTTGCTTTTCCAGGCGTCCGGATTGGTCACCGCCATGAAGACCTGCGCATTGGCCTCCTTCCACTTATTAATGTAGCGGTTGAGGCAGGAATACGACACGCCCGGCCAGAGGATTTCGCCGGTCTCGTCGTCGGTGGCGCGGGCGTTGATGATTTCCCACAAGTGGGTGTGCTGCACGTTCGGCTTTTCGGTCAGCACGGCCAGAATCAACTTTTCCAGCGTCGGATGGCGTTCGATCTCGGAGATTCCGCCGCCCTTTACTGAGCGCTTGTCGGCCATCACCAGCAAGCCTTTGCTTTCGCTGGCCAGCACCCAGCGCTGAATGCTGCGCGGGCTGCAATGGCTGACCGCCTCGCGGATTTCCCTGCTCACACCGGCCAGATGGCGACCGTTATAGGCGGCGGAAAACGCCTCGAAGCTCTGATTGCGACCGATCTTCTTCTCACCCGCGTTCTGCGCGGCAAACCAGTTGCGCCACAGCATGACGATATCGAAGGTGGCGTCGAACCGTTTCTGGCCTTTGCCGGTGAGCTGGCCATAAATATCGTCTGCCGCCGCCGTGATCTTGGCATTGCGGCTGGATTCGCGCTCCGCGCGGATCGCCGCCACTGCCGCCGAAATCTTCCGCGCATCGCGGCCGGATTCCTGGATTTTCGCGCGGGAGGCGATGAGCTTGGCGATGCGCTCTGGGGGTGCGTATTCGCGGCGGATTCCACCTTTCCCCCCCGCGCAGGCGATCTCGATTGCTGGCCAGGATTCGCGCTTGATCAACTTGTGCCAGCCCATTTCAGATCCCGGCAGATCGGGTAGCTTGAGCGTCGCCAGTTCGGCGCAGGAGTAGTGGGTCTTAGCCACGGCGTGCCCTCCGTTTTTCCAGCCAGCGCAGCATGGCAGCGGCCTCGCCGACCGTCATATCGAGCGTGATGACATATTGTTTTCCGTCGCCGCCGTGCGCCGTGATGTTCGCGCCAGCTTGATGCGCTGCAATCAGCTTGGCGATGCGCTCTGGGGGTGCGTAGCGGCGAGTAACGCCGTTACGTCCACGCGATTTCTCTTGGATGAAAGACCAGGATTCGCGTTCGACGAGATCGCGTAGCGCGCGTTCCGTACCCGGCATATCGGGCAGCTTCAGCGTCGCCAGTTCGGCGCAGGAGTAGTGTGTTTTCATCACCGACACTCAGGAATAAAAAGGCCGGCCGGGCGCTCGGGGCGCTCAATGGCCGGCAAAACCCCGGCGGCTGAAGGTGCCGGGGAAGGAGGAACAAGGGTTTTAAGGTGACTTAGCACTGCTGCTACCGGCGCGGACACGGTCTTCATCCTGGCTATGCCGTTGCGCCGGTCGATCACCACCACCAGCGTGGCTTCGCCGGTCATCTCGGCGGCGAGGTTGCGGTCGATGCCTGCCTCGATCAGTTGTGCCTGGGCGTTTGCTAGCTGCAGCCGGCGCATCACCTGCTGGCCATAGCGGTGCAGGCCGCTTTTCGACACCCGGTAATAGCCGCGCGCCCGCAGTTCGGCCTCAAGCGCGACATAGCCGGTAAATCCGCTCTCGATCAGCCGCGTGTCGATTTCCTTCCTGACCTGTATAGGGAGCTGCTCGATGGTGGATCGCCTCATGGCCGGCCGCCTTTCAGTAGGGTCTGTAATGCGCGTTTCCGCTCGGCCAGTTGGCGCTCCTGCTGGTGGATGTGGCCGAGTTCGATAAAGATCGCCTCGTCGGCGGTGATCACGCGCCGCTCGCCGCGCTTCCTGGCATACAGGCCCAGCAGCACGTCCTTGTTCAGCGCGGCATCGAAGGCCATCGCCCGCAACAGGCTGATGTCGCGCGGCTGCTCGGCCTTCTCGGTGTGCGATGGGGCGGTGTAACCGTTGAGCGTGGCCGGGTTGAACTTGTCGCCAAGGTGGAAGGCCATGCGCTCGGCAACGGCATCCCGATCCAGCCCGTGCGCCGCAGCGACCTTGAGGGCATCGGCCATCGTCGCCGCGATCTCGACGCGGCAGCCCAGCCCGCCCGGCCGCTCAGGCGCGTCGGCAAACAGGTCGAGGCTGTGATTTACGTTCATGTCAGGCGGCCTTCGCCTGATTGACCTTGCGTGCGTTACTGGCTGATGTAGACTTGAACTTGTAACGCGACGGCCAGATGGTTTCCGGTGGCACGCCAAGGGCTGATGCAATGATCCGCTCGACTTTCGGGTAGGCGTGCTGCAGAGCTTGGCGGATGGCGCTGAAATTGCGGTAACCGTGCGCCCTGGCCAGATCGTTCATGTTGGTGCCCCTCTTACGAAGGGCGGCTTTGATATCCTCTTTGTG